ATTTGTTTTACTGCGTCAACAATGGTTTTATCATTAGATTCAGTCTTTTGTTCTTCAAGTGCCATCAATAGAATTTTTTGTTCTTTTACTAGAAATGGTCTAAACTTTATTGTTTTGCCTGTTGAAGGCAATTCAAATTCATATATCGGTAAATCAATTTTTGGCAACTGCATATTATAGTCCTTTCATTCAATCTTATGGCGTTCCGCCTTGATTTATGAGTCTTGCGGTATTGCGTTGTTCAGCTCTATTTGTCAATTCAGTCAGCTCAGCTCTTGCCGATTGCAATTCAGCGGAACTCATTCTTGGTGCTTGAGTTGTTATGCTTCCAGATCTAGTACCATCAAAATCATCATATTGAAAGGCAAAGTTAAAGTAGTCGTAGGAAAATGTTACTGAAATTCTTGCCGCTTCTTCGCTCGACCACGACATAGCCACAGGACTAATTGCTATTGGAAAAGCATTTATCACATTTAATTGATAGGACAAAATAGATCCAACATCATAACACTTTATCTTAATGTCTTTTGCATATTGATCTTTATATTTGAAGTTATGATATGGCGCTTCAGTTCTAATTCTTTCACCTGGATAAGGATTAATATAGTTCATCCAATCTTCAAATATTCGTTTTTCAATCATTCCAGTTATTGGTGTTTCACCAACACCGCCGGTACAGAAAAAGGTACAAGTCAAATCACCAAAGAATGACTGAATAGGAAACCTTGTTACTGGACCGTAAGTTCTAAAATCGAATGTATTAAAACTTCTTCCCGGCACTTCGACGGATTCACATTTATATGATAGATTATCTATATCGATGTTTTTATGTCCTGGTATTCCAAAAGGAAACTCTACACTAAATCTACTTTGTCTTTGTAGATCCCTATGTTGTCTCATTTTCGAGATAAAGGCGTTCATTCCTACTGCTGGCATTTTCTTTCCTTATACTGGAGATTCGTATTTGTTTTTGGCCGGATATATGAAACTTTCAACAGGTAATGATATTGCGATATCCCATTCACTAGCATCAATTTTTATGAATCGAGAACGTATGTTACTTGTTAGATATTTTTTTATGGCAGGACTCGCATCAATTGAGAGTCCTTTTAATATTGCATATGTGAACGTAAACCTTGTTTTTTCGTCGTATTTGTTATCGTTCGTGAATACACTTAACTTGTTTAGAAGTCCTGCTCTGGCTCCAACAGAAAGATAATGTAGATTGATTCCTAGAAATCCATCTCCAAATCGATCAAAAGGAATGACTAGAGGAAATAGATCATATTTTGGCAATGTGTCTTTCATTTTTGGATTATACACAAAAAAGTACATTGCTCCTAGTTGAAAAGATGTTTCTTTGCGTTTTGAGTCGCGCAAAAGATCGCGACGATTTGAACCTCTTAGTTCGTCCGCCTTCTTTTGAATCCATTCTCTAGCCTTTTGAGAGCTAGCTGATAAATTCGCTCGTTCTATTCTTCTTTGTTGTCTGTCTATAATCGGCATAATGATATTTATTTGATTCCCAGATCATTTTCAGTAAGAACCTTGAATTGCCAATTTCGGTCAAGACAGTATTCCTGAGCTGCTTTCCACTTGGCGTCATTGACTCCCCAAGTAACTATTTCGGTTATGTATTTTTGTGTTACTCTTGATCTTTTCTTGGGAGGAACTGACTCTTTTTGTGGCTTTATTTCCCATATCATCTCTCTTATTTTGTTGTCTTTATCGCGAACTTTGACGTAGAAATCAGGAAAGTAACGATGCACTTTGCGATCAACGGGAGAGAGATAGGGTATCACTATTTCTTCAGAAGACCATTGTATGACTGATGGGTTTTCATCAAGAAAAACCATGACACGACGCTCCCAAAGACTACGATATATGATTCGTGTGGGATCTCCGCGATATTTTTGACTATTTGTTGGTATGAAACGGCCCTTGTATGACATTATAAATATGATAATAAAAGTTACGGAAATATTTAGATGCCGATACAAGAACCAACTAGACAAACTATAAGAGAAGATGATGCGGGCGGTGTCGAAGGAGCTGGACCTCTAGCAACTTTAAAAACAAACAAATATCAATTTTCTTCTTTTAATTATCCAATCGATATCGAAAATCTATCTCATGCTATGCTATTCAATATTAGAGTTCATGAGATGTCTAAAGATCTAGGATCCAGAGAAGAAAGAGCGGAATCAAATCTTCAGACAGGTAGAAGACAAAGATTACTGCAGGGATCCCCTAATGTGCAGAGAAAATATGTAACGGTTAAGCGAGCAATATCTCTTTATATGCCAGATACAATTGTTTTTGATAATAAACAAAATTATGAAGCGCCAAGCTTATTAGAAAAACTTGGAATTGGTGGAACTGCACTAATTACCACAGGTTCGCAATATTTGAATGAAGCCTCAAAGCTCATAAATGGCCTCGCTGCTGCTGCTGCAACTACAGTCGGCGGGCAGGCCAACAACGCCGCTCGTGTATTTGGATCCCTCGTACCCGGTGCTATTACAGCAGCTGTATCATCACTTTTTAAAGCAGATAGACAAAAAATTACACCTGTAGTCAGAATAGCTGCACAACTTTCGGGATTTGCTGTTAATCCTGTTATTGAAGTATTATACTCTAATCCTATGCTTAGAGCGTTTAATTTTGATTTCATATTTGCACCAAGAAATGAAAAAGAAGCTGATATGGTTTGGAAAATAATAAATGAGTTTAGAAGACATTCCTCACCTGAATATCTTCCCGACACATTTGGTTCAATATTAACTCCTCCATCAGAATTTCAAATTACTTTTTTAAGAAAAACTCTATCGGCATCCGGATCTGGTGGTGGGTTTATTGAGAATATAAATCTACCTAGAATCACATCATGCGTTCTTAGTGATGTGCAGGTTGACTACGCTCCTACAGGAGGATATGTGACATTTGAAGATGGCATGCCTGTTCAAATAAGAATGAGATTGGTTTTCATAGAACTTCATATGATTACAAGAGAAATGATAGACAAAGGTTACTAATGGCATATTTCGAAAATTTTCCAATAGTTGGATATAATTTATCCAATTCTACAAATCAGAATATAAAAGCTGTTTCTGATTTATTCATTCGTGCTAGATTGATTCCAAGCATTCAAAATAATTCACTTATATATTACAAATATCAAATTTCGGATGGTGATACTCCAGAAATATTAGCTTCAAAATATTACAATAGTCCAAATCGTCATTGGATCATTCTTCTCTTCAATGATATTACTGATCCAACATATGATTGGCCTCTTTCATATTCGAATTTCATATCTTACATTGAAAGCAAGTATGGTTCAATAGCAACGGCAAAAACAACAACTCATCATTATGAAAAAATCGTTACAAAAACTGATTCTGTTACTGCAACTATAACAGTAAACAAGTATGAACTTGATTATAATACATACGCAAATTTAGCTTCTAGTAGTTCTGAAACATTTAATTTGAAAGATGGGAATACTGTTCAAGTAGTGACTACAAAAAATGCAGTATCTTGTTATGACTATGAAGATGAACAGAATGAAGCAAAAAGAGAAATCAAAATAGTGGATAAGTCATTTGTTAGTCAAATAGAATCAGAATTATACGCGATAGTCGCAGATGTCTGAACAACTATACACTACTGAAAAAGGTTATGTTCTAAAAGAACTTTATATTATTAGTTCTAATGGAAAAGCAGTAAGCATATTTAATATGATGCTTGAATTGGGAATTTTTGAAGACATCTACAATTCATCTGTTTCCGGATATGTCTTATTGAACGATTCAAACGACTTATTTGCTATTACACCATTAAGCGGATTTGAATTTATCGGCGTAGTTTTGGAAAAACCAGGATCACAAAAAAATATCGTTCTTGAAAAAATGTTCCGAGTTTATAAGATGGGGGCTCCGGATTCAAATCCATCAACTACGTCTAATCAATCTTATGTTTTACATTTTTGCTCAGAAGAAAATCTAGTATCTTCATCAAGAAGAATTTCAAAAGCATATAGAGGAAAAACAGTTTCAAATATCATCAAAGATATATTGGTAAATCATCTTTCAGTTTCTCCAAGCAAAGTAAGAGCAGAAAACATAGAAGAAACTTCTGGAGTTCACGATATTGTTATTCCTTTTTTGAATCCTTTAGCCGCAATAGCTTGGTTGACTTCTAGAACTGTTTCTGCTACTTCAAAAAGTAGTGGAGCTAATTTTATGTTTTATGAAAATACAGAAGGATTCAATTTCAAGTCACTTGAAACTCTATTTCAAAAACCAACAAAAGCAAAATATACCTATAGTTCAAAAAATAGAGAACCTTCTAAAAATGATACTTCATTGA